CCGAAGAGGCGCCCCTGCTAAGGGCGTAGGTCGTCTAAACAACGGCGCGAGGGTTCAAATCCCTCCTACTCCGCCAAGAAAATCCCTCGTAGTTTCGTGAAAACTGCGGGGGATTTTCCTTTTGCCAGAAAAATCTAAAACGCCACAGACTGTAAAAGCCTGTGACAGTTGCACCCTCTGATGCACTCTGTTTTCTCTGCATCTGGCAGCTGGTGGAAAACGACAAATAACAAAAAGCCCCGGGGATCCATTGAGGTTCCCCGGGGCTTTGCTATGTCACCATTTTCGTGGCGCAACGAAAATGGTTATGTTTTCGCAACGTCACGAAAACATTAGTATACGTTTTTCCGCTGCCGTTCCAGATACTGATCCGCAGCAATGGCCGCCGGGGTGAAAGAGTTATTCTTCCACCACGAGATCAACGCGGCCACGGTGGTAATGCCCGCCGTGACCAGCTGCTCCACGGTGGCGCTCTCAATAGGCAGCACGGGCTTGCCCAGAGCGCTCAACACCTGATTGGTCAGTGCCAGCAGCAGGACAGCGGTGCGGGCGATGGTTGCGGTAGAGATGTGATACTTAGACATCATGGTTAGATCCTTTCTGCTCTGTGGAGCTTTCTGCTTTTTGCTTGAGAATATCTACGGCCTTGATAATGACCTCCGGGATTGGCAGCCCCATCAAGCCCGCATTTTCGATAATAGAGATCGTTTCATTTGCCACGAACGCGATAACGGCAGCGTCCCGCACAAAGCTGGAGCCCATCACGGCATCCAGACGGCAGGCAACCAGCACGATCAGCAGGGTCTCGCCCTTGCGGATCAGCCCCTTCCAGCCTGCGCGGCTTTCCAGCGTGCCGGTTTCGGTCTTGGGGCTTGCGTGGAAAACTCCCGCCACGATCAGACCGGTGATGTAGTCGATGGCCATAAAAATGACCAGCGTTTGCAGGGATGCGTCCCAGCCGCCGAAAAGGCTGGCGATCATGCTGCCGATCGCGCCGATGGCAAAACATACATAGTCTTTCACGGCTCGCCTCCTCACATCGTCCACCGGCTTTTGGTCGGTCGGGTGTCAACGTGCACCCAGCCCTTTGCCCGGCCTGCCTTGACGGGGTAGCGTCCCACGCCGCCCCAGTCCGGCATCAGGCTTTCGGCGTAGGCGGCCACAGCCAGCGGGTCAGTATCCTGCACCTGAATGTCCGCGGCCCGGCCCAGCAGGTGCTGGCTGCTCTTGGCACCGCCCACGGCTGCGTTGTGCGCGGGGGTGCGGTAGCCGCTGGTGATCGTCACCGGCTTGCCAAAGTGATCCCGGATGCACTGCAGCACCACGGTCAGCGTCTCGTCCACCATAACGGTGTCGCTGCCATCCCGGCAGCGCAGCTCCCGCACCTTAAAGTCCGGTGCAAGGCGGCGTTCTCCGTCCCTTGCAAGGCTATATTGTCGGATCATCTCGCTTCACGTCCTTTCCTTACAGCCGCTTCAGCAGCGCAGCGATGGGCTCCGTATAAAACCGCTCGTAGCCTGCCTTGTTGGGATGTGTGCCATCGCCGGTGTACTTGCCGCTCAGCCCGCTGATGCCGTGACCCCCCATGGGCGGGGTGCTCTCCGCAATGTCCACGTAGGGCACGCCCCACTTTTTCAGCGCTGCAAGAATGGCAGGCTTGTAAGTCTTGTACCAGTTTTCGCTGCTGCCGAACAGCCCGCCGTGCGGGAACACATAGGCCACGCGTTTGTCGCTGTGGTTCTTTGCCAGATACTCCAGCATTTTTTCCAGTGCGCCGGTCATGGTCGTTTCATCGTAGGCAGCAGCAAAGCCATCGGTCAGGGTGCCCACCGGGGCCTTGTTCCACGCATCATTCACGCCGCCCTCCAGCAGGATATAGTCTGCCTTTGCAAGCGCTGTGGAGCTTGTCACCACCGTGCTGATGCAGGTGCGGATACCGCCGTTTACGTTGTCGGTAATGTTCGGAGCCAGCGTTGCGCCGTTCACGGCTTCATTGGTCACCGTCATGCCATATTTATCTGCAATGCACTTGCCGTAGCCGCCCGCACAGCTTGCGCCGTAGGCGATGCTGTCGCCTGCAATGTACAGTGCTTTTCCTGCCAGCGGGCTGATGATCTGGCCGCTGATACTGTATCCTTCCATTTTACCACCCCTTTTCGATGTACTCGTTCACTTTCTCGTTGCTCAGCAGCCCCTTGTACACTTCGCACTGATACAGCGTGCCCGACCAGAACTGCTGTTTTTTGCTGCCGTCCGCGCTCTGCGCCGCACCGATCAGGAAGGTCTGGGGCACATCGGTGATCGCGCCGTTGCTGGTTTTCCATTCAGTCATCGGGCAGTAGGTGCTGCCGCCGCGGTACTTTTTACCGTCAAGCTGCACCACATACCGTGTACGGGTCTTGAGGTGCTCGATGCTGTCCGACAGGGTAACGCCGCCGTAGTTGTAGTAGGCGAACTCCGTCTTATTGTTCAGCGGGCTGCTGGTGGAGTTAAAGCCGGGCAGATTGGAGGTGCTGCCGGTCTCGGTCAGGCAGTGCAGGAAGGCAGGCCATGTGCTTGCATCGAAGTTGTCTCCCGCCTTTGCGTCTACCAGAATGGTGTACTGCGGCGACTCGGTGGAAGCGTGCTCCAGCAGCTTCAGACCGGTGTCAAAGCCGCTGGTCAGCTCCGTTTCGGCGGGCAGGGTGTAGATCAGCTGTGCTGTCTCGGCTGCTTCCACCGTCACGGTGCAGCTGGCGCTCTTGCCGCCTGCGGTGGCGGTCACCGTACAGGTGCCGGCCTTCGCGGCAGTTACCTTGCCAGCGGATACCGTTGCATAGCCGCTGGGGCTTACCGTCCAGACCACTGCACGGTTGGTGGCGTCCGCAGGCAGCACAGTAGCAGTCAGTGTAGCGCTGCCGCCCCTTTTCAGGGTCAGGGCAGACTGGCTCAGGCTGACGCTCTGCACCGGGACTGTCTCCGCATCGTTACCCCACTCGCCATTGATGTACGACTGGAGCTTGCTGTCGCTCAGCAAGCCCTTGTACACCATGCACTGGGAGATGGTACAGTCCAGAAAGCGGGTGTGCTCGCCCGTTGCGGTGTAGGCTGCGCCAAAGATAAGCGTTTCAGGCACATCCGTGATCACTGCGCCGGTGCTTTTCCATGCGCTCAGCGTACAATGAGTGCTGCCGACACGATACTGGGCACCATTCATCTGGATGGCATAGCGCGTTTTCGTCTTGGCGTGAGCCAGCGTATCGCACAGGCGTGCATCGGTGTTGCTGTATAGGTAATAAGCAAAATCGATCGTGCCAGTGTTCGGATTCAAGCTGCCATTAAAGCCCGGCATATTAGTAAAGCTGCCCGTCTCAGTCTGACAGTTGACCATGCTCGGCCACGTGCTTGCGTCTGCATTGTCTGCCACCTGCGCTTCCCACAGAATGGTATACTGCGGGGTCTCGGTGGATGCCTTTGCCAGCAGCTGCAGCCCGGTGTCCAGACAGGTCTTGTCTGCCGAGGACGTGGTGGTTGCGGACGACAGAGTGTACAGCAGGGTTGCTTCGGCTTCTGCTGCTGCGGCCTTGACCGTCACGGTGCAGCTGGCGCTCTTGCCGCCTGCCATAGCCGTAACGGTGCAGCTGCCCGCCTTGCTGGCCGTCACAGTGCCGTTTACAACGGTGGCAATGCCGGTTGGGGTCACCGTCCAGATGACGCTTTTATTGGTGGCGTCCGCAGGCAGCACGGTGGCGGTCAGGGCCTTGCTCTCGCCCTCGTTCAGGGTCAGGGCGCTGCTGCTCAGGCTTACGCTCTGTACCGGGATCTCGTCACTGCCACCGCCGTTGCTGTTCCACTCGGTGCGCAGGGCGTTCAGCTGCGCCTGCATGGAGGGGCTGGTGTAGGCGGCGTTTTCCAAAAGGGAAAGCAGCAGGGCCCTTGCCGTATCCGTAAGCCCTGCACCCGGGTCACCCTTATCGCCCTTTACGCCTGTGGCGGCTGCTGCGATGCCCGCCTCCATGTGGTTCAGGTGGGCAGCCGTCAGGGTCTGGCCGTCCACAAAATTCTGTTTCTCGTAGCTCATTTGTTTCTCCCTAAAATCATTTTTCCAAGGATCGCCTGCCCCAGCACAGCAGGAGCCGTGTCCGTCGGCTGATCCGGAATGCGATCTTTCGGCCATGGGTCACAGGTCGCGGTGATCTTTACGGTAGCCTTGTACTCGCCGGGGGCCATCTCCACGTCCAGCTGCCCAGCCCAGACCTCACCGTCCCGAACAAAATAGAAGTGCAGCCATTGCCCTTGCAGCAGCGCTTCCAGCTGCGCACGGATAGACGCCCACTGTGCTTTGGGTCGGTCGCAGACAAACTCCGTCGAGATATTCCGCTTTTTGTGGTGTACGCTGCCATCCACCGAGCGGGTCAGATCCAGCAGAAAATCTGCGCCGGGCACCTCAACAAGCATAGAATCGGTTTCCGGTTTGCCGATCTGTGGAGAGTCGCGCTTGAGCCACAAGCCAAAGTCCGACCGCATGGAGAGCGTGCCCTTTGGCGTTGTGATACGCATATCGTTCAGGCGGGGGCTTTGGGCGGCGAGCGCTTCCAGTGCGGCATAGTCTCTCATGTGTAGGTCACCTCGGTTCCGTCATCAGCAATCTGCACTGCAGGTACTGGAGCGGCGGGAGACTTAGGCGGGCTGTAGATTAGTTTTTTGCCGTCCCATACATAGTCGCTGCAGCTCGTGCCGTTTCCAGTCTCGGGAAATTCGTCAAAAACAGCCTCGTTGGGCTCAGGTACGGGCAAAAAGCTGATATGGTACCATGCGCCGTTGTACAGCCTGCCGTCAGAGCAGACCTTTGCCAGATACTTAAAGCCTTCTTTTTTCATTACATAAACCCATAAATCTTGTACGGTACACACATACCGTCACTTGTGTTCCAGCCGTCACCCGTGGGGGACTGCAACGAAAAATAAGTTGCCACACCCGCCACGCCGGTGGTGTAGGTCGATGTTCTTTCATAGCCTTGACCGAAAACAATGCGGTCGGAGTAGACGGTCACGCTGCGTTTGTGCACGGTGTTCCATGGGTATACCATGCTCATTTCCACGCCATTCACGGGCACGATCATAGAGACAATTCCCGCATTGCCACCACCAGAGAACCACGTTCCGCCTTTTTGACTGCGGAACAGGATAAGAAGCGCAGAGTAATCAGACAGCCCGCTCGGCCTGATGGTCTGAGCGGCAAAGGTCGTTTCGCTGTTATACCAGAGCTCCTGCTTGTTTCGGATGCCGTGGAAGGTGATGGCGCCGCTGCTGATAGAGCAGCTGCCCGCGCCGTCCGTGATGGAGATGGCGTTGGACTGGATATTGACCATGCTGCTGCCGTCTGTGACACGGATGCCGTCATTGGTAATCTGTACCCGTTTGCCGGGCAAAGAATCGTGCCGGACGATGAGGCCGTTCTGCGGCGTAAATTCCAGAAAGTTCGTGGCGGTTTTGGCAGCCTCGGCAGCGTCCTGCTTTGCCTGATTTGCGGCGGTGTCATCCGTGTATTTGGACGCTTTCACCCAGTCAGCAGCCTGATAGCTGCCGGACTGGCGGGCGGTCTGGCAGCGCAGGATATCACCGCCGTCGCCCTGCATCCAGATGTCGCCTACATCATAGGGCGGGGCGGGTGTTACGCCAAAGCAGCGCACCTTGCCGTCTGCGGTGGCTTGCGCCGCAGCAGCGTCTGCCAGAGCTTTGGCAACGCCCGTGTCCCGGATGACGGTCCAGCTGTAGGTGCTTCCATCCAGCACCCAGCGGTAGCCCAGACCGGTGAGCTTGTCGTAATACAGATCGCCGATGTGCTGCTTTTTGGCGGTGTCGGTCGTCCAGTTTTTTGCAGGCTCGTTTGCAGCGGTGGGCGTGCCGGCATAGAACCAGCTGGTGATGTTATCATCGATCTGGTTCTGCAGATCTCCCATCTTCACGACAGCATTCGAAAGCCCCTTGGAGATATCCGATAGCTTACTGTCTGTGCTGCTTTTGTAGGCAAACAAGCGCTTCAGCATATCCTGATGGTATTTTTCGGAGGTGTAGGCGCTTTCCTGCAGCAGATTGGTCGTGCCCATGTTGGCCACCTGCCGGTCAGTCAGGGTGCGGCGGGTCATGCCGAAGGTGAACTCTTTATGCGCAGGCTTTTCCAGTGGCTCTACTAGTTTTGTGCAGAGCATCACGGCATCCACGCTGTGCGGTGTACTGACAATGTGGGAGTACATGGCAAAATCCAGCCGGTCGGTGTCGTAGCCTGCATCCACAAGATCCACCGCCCGGATGACGTAACTGGTCTTCATGGCGTAGTTCTGCTGCAATGCCTGCACACCGGCGGCAAAGGTGTCGTTGGCGCTGTCTGTGTCCAGCTCTACAATGCGGGTAATGATGCCGAACTTCTGCACGGCTGCATCGTTCTGGATCCAGCCTTCTTCCAAGTTGTAGGAGTAGCCCGATGCAGGCAGATACTGCGCAACAGTAGCGGCATCTGTTTCCATGATGCCCCAGCGCTCCTCGTGCTTATCCTTGGAGGTGTCCCGCCACCACATGAGCTTGTAGTACCACTTGGAGGTGTCCACCGTGTGCTTGTTGCCGATAGGGTAGATGCGGGTGTACAGGTCGGTGGCGTCGGTGGTTTCGCTCAGGTTGAGCAGATTGCGTCCGTACTCGATTTTCTGGGCGGTCTGCCGCTTGGCTTCCACTGCCTGATCGCAATAGTTCAGCACGTTGTAGCCGGTAGCCGCGTCAAAGCCGCAGTAGAAGTAACCGCCGAACACCTTGAGCACCAGCTTGTCCAGAATGTCCCACACTTTGCCGTAGTCCTCGCCAACGCCGTACTGGTCGGCATCACCGAACTGCACCACAAGGTTGCCCAGCGCCGCCGTCACGGTGCCAAGCTGGAAGCATTTCATCTTGCTTTTGACCTGATCGTTGTGTGCGTCGATCAGGTGCTGCAAAAACTGGCGCAGCGTGCCCTTGTAGTTGAAGGGGGTGATGGAAGAATCGTTGAAGTAACTCAGTGCGCCCTCGCAGTACACTACCCGCCGGTTATAAAAATCGGCCTCGTGCTTCAGCACCCGTCCGCGCCAGATCTCTTTGCCATCCCGCCGCACCTGCACCACCGTGCTCAGCTTTTGCAGCATATCGTACTGTGCATGATCCCGCGTCATGGTAAAAACAAGGCTGCCGCCCTTGCTGACCTCACGGGTCAGCTTGGGGGACAGCACCAGTGCCTGCGGGTCGTTGGGACGATAGAGCAGCAGCTTTGCGTCCGGGTTGCCGTAGGGGTATGCATAGATCTCGTACATATCAGTTTCCTCGTTCGCTCAGCACTGCCAGATCGCCGAGATTGTTGTTCACGCTGGGGGTAATGATGCGTCCCACCTGCTCGCCGTCAAGCGCGATCACGCTGTTTCCGGCTTCCGGCAGATATTTCTCCACCACACCGTAGAGCCGCTCCATCTGCGCCTGCATTTTGGCCTGATATGCCAGCATGGCGTTGTTGTCCGGGTTCATGACGTAGGGATCGGTGCGGTAATCGTAGCCTGCAAAAGCACGCTCGTTGCCGTACCAGTAAGCGTCCTGAATATCCTTGTAGGAGTGCACGTGCTGAGTGGCAGCGGTGTCCTTGCTCTTACCCTTGCCGAACTTCGCAAACAGCGCAACGCCCAGCGCCACCACACCCGCCACAATGGCGATGATCGCGGCAACTTCCGGGTTCGAGATAATCAGGCTGCCAACCTTTGCAATCAGTCCGCCTACGCCCTCTGCGATCGTGCCCAGACTACCCATGCTCCCGGCAAGGCCTGCGATATCTGCGCCCGCGTTGGAGACAAAAGTGCCGATGCTGGTACCCATGGTGCCCAGCACGCCCATGATCTTGCTGCCGACATCGGAGACATCCACGTTCAGGCCGTTCAGGATATCCTGCACCCCGCCGTTCTTGCCCAGCGCATTGCCCAGACCCTTGGCAATACCGTCCGCGATGCCGCTGCCGATATCCCACGCCTTCTGCGAAATGTCGCTGATCTTATCGCCCAGCGCCTTGTTCAGCTGCTGGATGAGGTTCAGCCCGAAGTCGTCAATAAGCTTCTGGCTTTCCGGCGCAAGGCCGTTGTACAGGGTGGACAGCACCCACTGCCCGATGGACTTCCAGTCCTTGTTTTTTACTGCAGAGATCAGCGTGCTGAAGGTGCCCAGCACGCCCTTGTCGGCTTCCTTCTTCCAGCCCTGCAGCAGACCTGAAAAGTTCTTGGAGGAGGCTTCCTCCAGCGTTTTTGCCACCTGCTCGGTGCCGTCGGCGGCGATGGTCTTTACCTCCTTCACCGTGCGCAGCGCACCGTCAATAATGGCGGTGTAGGTCTTGGTGATGGTCTGTTTCTGGCTTTCGGTGCCGTCGGTCAGGGTCTCGGTCACGGTCTGGATGGTGGCGCGGATGCCGTCCACCAGCGTTTCGCTCGTGGAGGTAACGGAGGAGGCAAGCTCCCGCACCGTTTCCATGATCTGCTGCACGGTCTTTTTGCCGTTTGCACCGATGGTGGTAATGGTCTTGATATCCTTCAGCACGCCGTTCACCAGCTGGCGGCTGGTCTCGGTGATGGTCTGCTTCTGCTGCTTCTGCCCGTTGGAGAGCACCTCGTCGGTGGTCTGGGTGGTGCGGGTGATCTTGCCCAGCACCTCGGTGACGGTATCGGCGTAGGAGCTGACCACAGAGGCCGCCGTGGCGGTCTTGGACGCTGCCGCAGCGGCTTTGGAGGCCGAAGCCACGGCAGCGTCCCCGGACTTGGTATAGGCCGGGATGGCGATCTCCGCCATGGTCTGGGCGCTGCTGCCAAGGCTTGTGTTGGAACTTGCCCAGCTGGCAGCCCAGTTGTCCTGTTTGCCGCTGGCGGTCTCGGCCAAAGAAATACCGGCAGTGACAGCGGTGGCAGCATTGCTCACCACATTGCCCTTTCCGGTCAGGCCCTTGATAAAGCCCTGTATCAGGTTTTTGCCCCACTTCACAGCCTGCGAGGGCAGGCTCTTGATCCAGCTCAGTGCGCTGGAAAAGCCGCCCTTGAAGGCGGTCAGCATACTGGAGCCCATGCTCTTTACGCCGTTCGCCACGCTGGTGAGGATGTTCTTGCCGATGTTCAGCCAGTTGATGGCAGAGATCACCGACAGCACCGCCTGCAGGATCTTCTTCCAGTTGGCCAGCAGGGCGGGCACGGCCTGTATGATGCCCGCGATCAGCTGCACGATGATGGAAACACCCTGCGCAAGGATCTTGGGCATATTGTCGTTGATGATGCCCGCAATGTTGATGATGATATCCGGCACATAGGCGATCAGCTGCGGCAGACCGGCGATCAGGCCGTTGAGCAGCTGGGTGATGCAGTTGAGCCCCGCATCCACAAACTGTCCCGCGTTGGCGCGCAGTTCCTCGGTAAACGAGAGCAGCTGCGGCAGAGCAGTGGACAGAAACGCCGGGATGCCCTGCGCAAAACCAGCTGCCAGACTGCTGACCAGTTCCGTGCCGGTCTGGAGCACCTCCGGCACAAGGCCGTACACCAGCTGCGGGATGCCCGCCAGCACGTTGCCGATCATAGGCAGCAGGTTGCCCTGCAAAAAGGTGCGGGCGGTATCTGCCAGCGCCTGCATAGGCGCGGTCAGGTCTGCGCCGGTGCTCCAGTCGCCCAGCACGTTCTGCGCCGCCGCCTTCATGGCCGCAAAGCTGCCGGTCAGGGTGGTGGCGGCTTCCTTCGCCGTGGTGCCGGTGATGTCCAGATCGGTCTGGATGACATGGATGGCGCTGTACATATCCGCCAGATTTCCTAGCTCGTAATGTACGCCGGAAAGTTTCTCTGCATCGGTCAGCAGCCGCTGCATCTCTGCCTGCGTGCCGCCGTAGCCGAGCTTGAGGTTGTCCAGCATGGTATAGTTCTGCTTGGCAAAGCCCTGATAGGCGTTCTGGATGGAGGCCATGTCAGTGCCCATCTTGTTGGCATTGTCGGCCATGTCCACCATAGCCATGTTGGCCAGCTGCGCGGCAGCGTTGGTATCCTTGCTCACACTGGACAGCAGGCTGGCGGCAAAGCTGGTGGTCTGCTCCATGTATTCGTTGGCGGACAGACCCACCGTCCGGTACGCCTGTGCAGCGTAAGCCTTGACCGTATCGGCGCTCTCCTTGAACAGGGTCTCCACGCCGCCGATGCTCTGCTGCAATGCGCCGCCAAGGTTCAGGGATTCCGAGATCATCTTGCCGATGCCCGCAGCGGCGATCACCTTTTTCAGGGTGCCCACCAGCTTTGTGCCCAGCAGCGTACCGGCACTTTCACCGGCAGAGGACGCCTCGCCGCCCATGATGTGGCTGATGCTGCCCTGAATGCCCTCGGCAGAGGGCACGATCTGGACATAAGCCTTTGCCAGCTCAATGCCGTTTGCCATCTGGTTCACCTCCTTCTGCGGCGCGCATCGCCGCTTCAAATTCCTCGGGACTGTCAAAATACTGCACCGGGCTGTCCTCGGATTCCGCTTCTGTCCTGCCCAGCAGGGTATTCAGGATGGATGTGGGCGGTTTCTCGTCCGCATTCGCAAGCCGTCCGATGCGCCAGCAGATGGCCTGCAGGGTGTCTAGTTCAGCCGCCTGCAGGGTCTGCGCAAGGGTCAGTTTCTGCCCATGCAGCACCATCATGCTGCGGCTGTCCGGCGGCAGACCGGCGGCCAGAGTGGCCGCCAGCCGCACCGGTAGGGCACGCCAGCTCAGCAGGTTGTAATACTGGACAAAATCGCAGATCAGTGCGTCCTCGTCCGTTGCGATCAGTTCGGCGAGGATGCAGAGTTTTTTCCGGCGTTGATGGACTGGAACAGCTCCATGATGGCGCTCTCAACGGCAGACGCGGGCACACGGCCGTCTTCGGTGCGCAGATGGTCGTACAGGCGCTTTTTGCCGTCCTTGCCCAGCAGCTTCACGACCAGCCTGGACATGGCCAGCGGGTTGCCCTCGTCCAGATCAGACAGTGCATCCAGCACCTCCATGTTGTCCAGTGCGCTCTCTTCCAGTTCAATGGAAAAGCCGGATTCGGTCTTTGCAGTAATCATGATAGTCCTCCTTACTTACCGGCGCTCTGCATATACTCGTAGTGGGTCTTACCATCCGTGTCGGCGATCGCGGTGATGGTGGTCTGGTAACCAACGGCAGTGCCGTCTGCATAGGTGATATCACCCACAGAGGTTACAGTGCCGCAGGGGATGACCACGCGCTTTTTCACATTGTTCTTCAGCACCATCTCCACAACGTAAGCATAGAAGGGCAGATCGTCGGCGCTGGCCTTGACGGTGATGCCGGTCTCCAGCGTGCCGGTGACGTTGTCGGCACCGTATACGGTCTTCAGCACGTCCACGCTCATGGCCTCGATCAGCGTGCACTGGAAGGTGTCCGGACGCTCGGTCATCAGGCTCAGCACCGTGTCGCCGCCCCATGCAGCGGTATTTTCGTTAGAGGGGGAGTTGGAGTTGGTCAAGCCGTCCTTGGAGATATAACCCAGAGACTTAAACTCCGGGTCCAGCTCGCTCTTGGCATCCGTGGGCAGGGCCGTGCCCAGCGGGGCGCACCAGATGGCACCGCCGACCTTGGGCTTTGCTGCGGTCACATTTTTTGCATTCATAGAAAAATGCTCCTTTCGTCAGTAATGCACCACATCGAAAACTGCCTGATACCGGGGCAGCTTGCGGGTGGTGTCCGGGAAATTATAGTCGGTGTTCAGCGTGCAGGAGACGATCTCCGGCAGGGTGTCCGCGTCCAGCATGGTCTGCACCACACGGTGGCTCAGCTGCGCAGCGGCATAGTCGCTGCTGCCGTAGGACTGCACCGCCAGCGTAGCGGTAAAGATGCCGTCCTCGTAGTCGGAGCCGGTCTTTTCCAGCACACAAAAATTGCCGGAGGGCTTCTCCGGCACGGACAGATAACAGGGGAAAGCGTTTTCACGCAGATAGTTCTGGATGATTTCTTCGATCATATCACTTCAGCGCCTTCAGAATAGAGTTGGTGTCGGCGTTCTCTTTGCGGGCGGCGGGGCTTTCGGCGCTTACCTTGGCCACCACGCGGGTGCCGGCTTTGTAGTAGCTGGCCTTGTAGCCATCGCCAAGGCGGTTTTGCGCCGCAAAGGCAATTCCAGTCAGGGCGTTCTCCATTTCCGGGCTTTGCAGCAGCTGCCGCACGCCCTTGCGGTTCAGCTTGATGGTCACCTTACTCATAGCGTTCCACCTGCACTTTCTTGTTCCAGCGCAGCGGGATCATGGCTTCGATACCCTGCACAGCCCCGCCGCAGGTGCGGAAGGTCTGCCCGAAAAACGCCACCCGGACGTTGTCCCAGTTGTGGGTATCGCCCTTTGGGATTGCCAGCGTATAGGCGATGCGCCGCCCGGTCAGCTGCAATTCGGTGGTGATCTCCTCGGCAGTGGGCTGCCCCACCAGCACATTGTGCACGGTGACGGGGTTTTCTTCGTAGATGGGATCGTGGAAGCCGTCCTCGCCGGTCTTGGTCTTTTCGTACAGGATGATGTCGATACCCTTCAGCATAAGTCCTCCAGCGGGCTGTGTGCGCCCAGCTTGCTGCCCACGCCCAGCAGCTTTTTTTCCAGCTTGGAAAGATACAGCTCGCCGGTGGAGCCGCCGCTCATGGTCCAGCTCTGGGAGTAGCCCAGTGCTGTGGCGGTGCCCTGCGTTGCGCCCATGGGGAAGGTGACAGCATCCCCGCTGGTGTCCTCGCCCAGCTGACGGCGCACCATCCGGCAGGATACCAGCCGTTTACGGTCGGCATCTGCACCGGCGTTGTAGGTGTCGATGATAAGCGCCGCCTCGCTCAGCAGGGCGGTGCAGCGGCTGCGCTCCTCATCCGACAGGACGCGGAAGCCCGCCTCCACGTCCTGCAGTTCTGCGTAGCTCATGGCGGCACCTCATCAGGTGGCGGTCTCGGTGCGCTTGATGTACAGGGTCTGGGGCTTGGAGACCTTCAGGCCGTACACCTTGCGGCCCTGCACAGCGGATGCGCCGATATACTTGCCGGAGCCGGACAGATCCTGCAGGTGCACAGCGGTCTGCCACTCCATGACACGGTGGCACCAGTTGGGGTGACCGGCGATGAACTCGGTGGTGGTCTTTTTGCTGCTGACGCGGGTGGTGGACTCGTAGTCCATGTTGTTGCTCTCGAACACGTTGAAGCCCGCGATGCGGCCAACAACGCCCTGCTGCACCATCTCCTGAGACAGATCGCCCTGCTTGATGAAGTGCTCGTCCAGCATCAGCACCTCCAGATACTCCGGGGATGCAATGAGGAAGCGACCCTCGTTGGGTACACCCTTGCGGCCCAGCACCCGCTTGGCTTCCAGTGCCAGCTTGTAGGCATTGGCCTCGGTGGCGGCGGTCTTGGTGGCGCTGATGGTGGCACCGGCTGCGCTTTCCAGCGCGTCGATGGACTTCTTGTCGATGGACAGTGCCAGAGAGTAACCGGCACTGTCCAGACGCTCTGCCACGATGTCATCGGGCACGCTGTCGGCATCGTAGCCGTCGATCAGCTCGTTGACCGCCTCGTCGTGGTCGATGTTCAGATCCAAATAGGTGGTGGTGCCCACGTCGGCAGCAACGCCGTTGGCCTTGTCGTACTCCTTGACGGCCACCTCGGTGTCGCGCACCGGGATCTTGACCTTGCCGGAAGTGGGGTCGCCCTCGTAGCGGCTGTTGAAGATGAGATTGTCGCGGGTTACCAGCGTGTTACGCAGCTTTACGTCCACATAGGATGCCCAACGCTCCTGATTTGCATGTGCCATAAAAACACCTCGCTTTCTCCGTGCTGCTGCACGGGTCAGATTTTCAGATTCGGATTCAGTTTGCTGAAGGCAGCCAGAACGCCGTCCGGCTGGCTGGGGATATGGTTCGGAGTACCGCCATCCCGGACGTTGGGATACCAGGCAGGCTGGGTGTCGCCGAACGCCCACGGGTTCGCCTTGACTGCATCCTCCAGCGCCTTGTTGATGTCGGTGGTGCGGTCTTTAGAGCCCTTCAGGGCATCCAGATCCAGCAAAGCGCGCACCGCATCCACACTGCGGCCCTTCTTGCCAAGGATGGCGGTGTTCAGAGCGTTGTCAAAGGCAAAGCCGTCGGCCTGCGCCTGCATATCCGCTTTCAGCTCGGTCACCTGCGCCTGCAGCCCGGCAACGTCCACACCGTCAAAGGCCTTCAGGCCGTCCTGTGCGGTCTTGAGCTGCGCCTGTGCACTGTTCAGCTGGGTCTGCAGGGCTGCGGCTGCGTTTTTCTCCCGGGTGATGTCGCTGCCGTTCTCCTGCATGAGCCAGTTCAGCTGCTCCTCGGTAATGCCGGGGATCTTGTTCTTTACGTCTTCGCGTTTCATGGTGGAAACTCCTTTCTGTGGGTAAAACCTCGGTTTGGTGACGCAGTTCTCCGTCTGCGTCCGGTTGTGGGCAGGGTACGCACTGCCCGCTGCGATGGTGCTCGTTCCGTCCTCATGCGGGCAAAATGGGCATAATAAAAGCACGGTGCAAACTGCATCGTGCTTGATACGGGCTAAAACAGAGTGTTTTAGTCAGTGTTCTTTACGGTTTTGCTTCCACGCTGGGCAGGATGTCCGTGTGGAAATAGAGTTTATAGTGGTACGGATCGGTATGGGTGCCGGTAATGTCCTCCACCACATACATGGTGTAGCCGTTCAGGTAGATATAATTTTTGCGGTAGGTGTCCGGGCCAATTTTCACCGTGCAGACCAGCTCGTTGCTTGAGTTGTTGGAGATGGACATGTAGCCCTCGGCTTCCATGATGATCTTATCGGTGCGGGCGTTGTAGACGGTGATCTTGCGCTCGCTCTCAAAGTAATCGGCCTGCTTGGAGATGTTGGCATTGGCCTTGTCAGCCTCCGAACAGCCGCACAGCAGGATAGATGCGGCCAACGCGAGGGCGAGAAGAATCTTTTTCATGATGCTTTCCTTTCTGTTTTAGGGCAACAAAAAACCACGGTGCGGTTTGCATCGTGGTCAGAATATAAAGGTCATTCAATGCCGGGAGGGAGTTTCCCGATTCCTTTCAAAGCATTATATGCGGCGCGAGAGGCAAGCTGGGCAGGCGGTGCAGGGCTGTCCAGCATATCACACATCTCGTCGTATTTGTGGTCGATCGGATGTTCAAGAAGCCATTTCTGCATTTCGGCAATACGTTCCGGTGTAAGCCAACTACTCATAGAATTTCACTCCATTCTTTTGAAGTTCTCTGATGGCTTGCCAGACAAGTTTTTCAGCCTGTTCAAGAAGCTGCTCGTCGGGCAGTTCTGCACGAGGGATATTTTTCAGCCTGTCTATTTCAGCGCTCAACTGCCAAACAATACCGTTTGCCTCATTTGAATTGTACTCGGAACTTTTTTCAACTGCAAAAATATGACCGTTATGCCCTATTGCAGTCATAAGCTTTAAGCTTTCGTTGTCCACGAAACTTAACAGATCACCGGGAGAGAAAACACCACACGCCGGGTGCGTATGTATGATGGCATAGGGCACATTAAAGTTGGGCAGCTTGACAGAGTGCCCCTCTGCGCTGCCGACGACATCCTGCGTCAACGGCTTCATATTCAGGTCGAACGCCTTGCCGACTTCAACACCGGGCGGCTGTTTTGCCGCAGTCATGAGCAGTCGTTTGTGGGCGTTTTGAAGTTGTTGCTGCTTTGCACCGTCCAGAGTTTCGCAGTTGAACGACTTGACATTGCTGATTGACTGCATTGTAACAGGTTTTGGCTCCATGTTCAAGCTCGAATAAACAGAGAAGTTTTTCCTTGCCGCATACGCCGCCCGCTTCTGGGCGTTGATGGCATCCTTCCGGGCAGCATAGTCGATGCGGCGCATGGCGTTCACATCGCTGCCCGCTGCCCGGTACTGCCGGAGATATTTCTCCGGGTCGTAGCCTGCCACGCTTGTGCCGGAATGGAACCGCACCGCAAACTCACAGTCGCAGTTGGAATGGATGTGCTCCGCGTGCCCATTCTTCAGCAGCTTTTGGCTGGCAGTCTGCCAGCCGCGGGAGGCCAGCGTGATGCAGAAGGGGCAGGTGTCCCCGTGGGGCACCCATGCCCACTGTGCGCCGTCCCGCACCGCGTTGTGCAGGGTGGTGTCTGCGCCCGCCCGCTTGACAAGGCGGCTCACGCCGCTGGGCAGGTTCTCGGGGTTCTGGTCCTTGGTGGCGTTCACCATGCGGGCTACCTCGCCATAGCTGGCAGTGGCGGCAGGCTCTGCTGCGGGCAGCAGCATTCCCTCGGCCTCGGCCAGCGCGTCGTACATCTGGCAGGCAAGCTCCGCGCTGCCCTCGCCGTACCGGGTGATGACCGCGTAGGCGTAGGAGATCAGCGCTTCGGTATCGTCCGTGCCGTGCAGCCGGATGTACTCCCGCATCTTCTGCCCGGCAGCCTCGTTCAGCCGGGAGAGCCGGGCAATATAATTATTCCACGTCCGTGTCGTTATTTGCATCGTCCATCTCCATCAGCAGCGCCTGACCGCGCGCCCGCTGCTCCTGCGCCCGGATGCGCCGGATGTCCGCCTGATCGAAGCCGATCATCTCCAGAAAGGTGTCGGTGCTGGCAAACTCCTTCCGGGCAGTTGCAATCTTGATGGCAGCGTCCGCAGTCACCGCCACGCTGGGCATGGCAGGATTTTTGAAGTGCGCCATCACGCCGCGCTCCTCCTCGGTCAGCTCGGTCAGAGATACGTTCCGGGCAATGGCCTGCGCCATACAGGCAATGGTGTGCAGGGCATCGCCGTTGCCGGTGTTCAGCTGCTGCGCCCTCAGCACAAGCGTCTGGCTCTGGGCAAGGATGGCATCACTGCTGGTGGGGTTGGCGTCGTTCACCACGCCCACATCGGTCACGGTCAGGCCGGTGGCTGCCGCAAACTGAGTGGCGGTCATCCGCATCTTTTCCACATGGGGCTGCAAGCTGCCCTGCGCCAGCTGCCCAAAGACCGGGTTTTCGCCGGTCTCAGGGTTGGAGGTGGCGGCGATGAGCGCGCCGACATACTGCTTGAATTTATCGGATGTAATGGCATCGTACTGCTCATCGGTCACGCCGAGGATGTACTTCTGGGGCGTGGTGTCAAACTCCAGCGCGATGGTAGCGTTAGCCACGGTGCGCACATAGTCGTCGATGAGGGAACGGATGGCACGCTTCAGACGGCTGCGGCCAAAGGGCTTGTTGCTGGTGGCGTTCCAGATCAGCGGCTCCATCAGCGGACGACCCATCCGGTGGGGCATCCGCTGCGCCGCCCAGCTGCTGCCGTTGGAGCGCAGCACGATGACTGCGGTGTCGGTGTAGAAGTTGACCAGCGCAGGCCGCCAGCTGCCTTCCTGATGCTCGTCCTGTACCGTGTCGATAATGGCAAGCCCGCAGTCGATGCGCCCCTTCTCGCCGCTCCAAAGCGCGGAGGCCGTGGCAGGGGAGTGGAAGCGGATGCGGCAGCCGATGTCCGTATCCTCGGACAGGGTGGCGAACACGCAGCCGTATTTCAGCTGATCCCGGCAGGCTTTGGCGTAGGCAGCAACCAGCCGGTTGTCTGCCACCAGCTTTTGCAGGCCGTCCAGCGCACCGCCGTTGCTCACAAAGCCGTCGAACATACTGCGGGATGCCAGCGCGTCCACCGCTTTCTGTCCCCAGTTGCAGCCGACCTCCAGCTTGTTCAGCCCCTTGGGCAGCGCAAT